CCAGCTGCTTGGCTTTCCAATCGAGCAACCGCTGGCGCTCGCTTTGCAGCGTGTCGAGAACAGACATATTTTTGGTCCTTTTACTGCGGGCTCAATAGATTGAGGTCGACCTGCAGGCGGGTGCCGGCGGAAGGAAATTTCGGCTCGGCGATATGGAAGAGCTCGTCCGTCCTATGCCGGCGCAGGCGGTCGCCCTGCTGTGGCCGGTAGGGCAGCTGGTCCATATCGAAGTCGATCTGCGGCCGCGCCGAGGCGTGGCCGGGAAGCTCGGGCTTGACGCCCTGGCGGCGCGCCTCGGCCGAAAACGCGCGCGCGTAGGGCTTCAGATAGGCGCCGACGATTTCCTTCAGCACACGACCCGGATCGGGAGCGCCGCGGGCGTTGACGTCATCGTTTGCCGACGCCCAGGGTAGATACGTCCACCGCTCCGCATAGACGGCGTCGACGGAGCGAGAATGAGCCGCGAGCGCATCCTCGTACACGGTCATGTGCGAGCCGCTTTCGCATTGGCGGCGGCGAGCTCGAGCGCGTCCGCATAGAGACGCATCGCCGACAGCCCGTAAGTAAACGCGGCGAGCAGATAGCCGCGCGCCATCGCATCCTCGCGTAGCTTGCCGAAGATCTCCGCGTCGCCGACGATCTGGCGGACCGTGCGTTCGGCCATGTGATCAGTTTGAGCTGATGATCTGAACGAGAGCCTCGGGGCGGCGGCAGATCGGCAGCGGGTTCGACTCCGACTTGAGCTCGATGCCCTCGCCGTGATCCTTGATGTGAGGCGAAACGTAGATCTCGTTGCCCTTGGTGTTGACGAAGCGCAGATCGTGCGCCGGCGCGTTGTAGGTGCGGAACATCTTGCGCGTGCCGCGCGGATACGCGGTGCCGGTGTTGGCCGCCCAGAACGCCTGATTGGTCAGCGTCGTCGCCGACGGCGAGGTCTTTATCGGCGCGGTGCCGTAATATTCGCGGAACAGGATGCGACCGAACTGGAATTCGCGGCCCCACATATTGCCCTGGCTCTCCTTGCGCACCAGCATCGCCAGCATGATCGCCTGCTCGGCGTTCAGGTAGTATTGCAGCACGTTCGTATGAGTGACGAAGCGCTCGAAGAAGGTCGGATCGACAATCGCTTCGATGCCGGTCATCACCTCGCCGCGCAAGTTGGTGGTGATCGCTTGCCAGACCGCCGCGCACTTGGCGTTCATGTCGGTTGTGGTGGTGCCGAGCACAAAATCGACCTGCGTCGGCGAGACGCCGAACACGGTGTAGAGATTGAGCAGGTTCTGCGAATTGCCGTCGATCAGGTTGCCCTGCAGGGCCTGGCAACGCAGCCATTCGCGGGTGATGTCGTGATTGAACTTGATGTCCATCAGCCGCTTGGCGACTTCTTCTTCCACCGTGGTGAGGCGCTTCACGTCCTGCATCTGGATCAGGATGTCCTGGATGTCCTGAGGCGTGATCAGGTCGAGCTCGGGGAAGTGCGGCACCTCGACGAAGATCGTCTTGCTCGAGCGCGGCAGCGCCGGCGTGGAGGGCGCGCCGCGTTCCTTGGCCGGCAGCACGCGCAGGACGTGCTCCTCGTAGCGCATTTCGACGATGCGCGAGATTGAGCCCTCGCTCGGAAACAGGTCGAGCTCGGAGAGGAGCCCGTAAAGCGGCGGAATGACTTCGACCTGCTCGGTGAGCTGCGTATGGGTGTAAGGAAAAATCAGACTGAGGTCTTCCACGGGACTCTCCGTTGTTGGAGCAGCTCGCTGCAATCAGCCGCGCGCGAGCGGGTTGGTGGTGGGCGGCGCGAGCGCGCGGGGCGCTTTAAGAAGGCCGGCAGATGACGTAATTGGCGGCGAGCTGCGCGAGCGCCGCGGCCTGCTGAGGCGATGTAATGCCGGCGGGCCAGATCAGATAATCGAGGAGGCCGACGACGAGCCGCTCGGCGAGCACCACGGCGGCGGTTGCGGCCGCCGGCACGGTCTGCGGCCTGACGACGATGCCGACGGCGACCGCGGAGCCATCGACGGCGGACGGATTGAGCGGCGTCACATTGCCGGAACCGGCCTGCACCGCGATGGAGAAGCCATCGCCGAGGACGAAGGCGGTGCCACCGGCGGTGATGGTGAAGCCGATCTGGTTGGAGAAGGCGGTGCCAGTCGTGCCCTCGCCGACAAACCCGCCGGAAGGATTGTAAAGGCTGAACTTGGTGGCCGCGTAGAACTCGCCGGTATAGGTGCCGGCTTGGCAGCCGGCTTTGGCGGTGACCGCGCCGCAGGTGCCGTTGCCGGTATTGCCGCCATTGGCGGCATAGCTGCCGGGCGGCACCGCGATGGTGAAGCTGTCGCCGGCGACAAAGGCGGTGCCACCGGCGGTGATGGTGAAGCCGAGCTGATTGGCGAAGGCGGTGCCGGTCGCGCCGGAGCCGACCAGCGCACCCTTCGGATCGTAGACATTGAACGCGGTCGCGGCGGTAAAGCTGACGGTGTAAGTGCCGACCTGCTCGCCGGTCTGCGCCGTCACCGTGCCGACGGTGCCGTTGCCGGTATTGCCGCCATTGGCGACCGCAGCCGCCGGCGTGCCGCCGCCGATGATAATGCGGCCCATGACGGTGCCAATATCGAGTAGGCCGCCAATCTGCGGATTTGGCGAGCTGGTCGACGCGCTGCCCTGATTGGCCGCGCAGTTCGGCGCCGCCGTCTCCTGCTCGAAGGAGATTTCCTCGGCGGCAAACCACTTGAGGAACGCCGTCTGCAGCGTTTGGCGGAATTTGGTCTCGGTGAACAGCGTCATGGCTGGCTCCAATGAGCCCGCGAGCGGGCGGGTTGGTGGGCGGCACGCGCGTGCGCGGGCCGGCGAGTTGCGTTATCTGCCCGCGGCGGCGAGCTTTGGCTTCTTGCCGATCTTCTCGAGCTGGTGGGCGACGGCGGCCGACAGGCCGGCAGCGCGATCGCGCTGGGCGCCGCTTTCGACGGCGTCGACCTTCGGCGCCGGCACCTTGCCGTCGAGCCGCGACGTCTTCTCCGGCGCCGCGACGGGCGCGGCCTTGAGCATCTCGATCGCCGCGGCCGGGGCGAGCTCGGTGCTGAAGGCCAGATGGTTGGCCAGGCCCTCGCGGCCCTTGGCTTCCGGCGCGTTGACGATCGCGGCAATGCGCGCTCGCTCGCCGGTCGCCGCGGCGACGGTGCCTTCCTTCTTGCCCTCGGTTTTCGCCTCGAGCAGCGCGGCGGCATGCTCCTCCTGGCTGAGGCCGATCTTGAGCGTGCCGGCCCCGATGCGCACCGTTGCGGTCCCGGATTCACGCGAGCCATCGGGCTCGGCAGCAGCAGCAATCGCGGCGAGGCCGCGGGAATTCGCGTCCATGATGTTCTCCAGGTTTTTGAGAAGAGAAAAAGCTTCAGCGATTCACGCGCTGGACGAATTCGGCAAAGGCCATGCTCGGCCGCACCACGCCGTCGGCAAGTCCGGCCTCGACGGCGTCCTCGCCGCGGAAGACGCCGGCCTCCGTGGCGAGCGCAGCGCTCTTCGACAGCCGGCGGCCGCGATATCTGGCGACCGCCGTTGCGAACTGTTCGCGGCCCTCGTCGAGATCCGCCTGCCAGCGCGCGGCGACATCGGCGCCGAGCGGCTTGAACGGCGAGCCGTCGTCTTTGCGCGCGCCGGACGTCAACACGGTCACGCGCACGCCGTCATTCTCGATCGCGCGGGAAAAATCGACATGCATGGCGACGACGCCGATGGAGCCGGCATAGCCGTTCTCCGGCAGCACGATCTGCCGCGCCGCGGCGGCGAGCAGATAGCCGCCGGAGTGCGCGAAATCGGTGAGAATGGCGACCGTCGGCTTGACCGCCGAGAGCTCGGCGATCATGTCCGCGGTATCGAAGGCGCCGGCGGCCTCGCCGCCGAAGGAATCGACCTCGAAGACGACGCCGCGTACGCGCTCGTCGCGCGCCGCGCGCAGCACTTGCGTCTGGATGCCCTCGTAGGAGGTCTCGCCGGAATTGCTGTCCAGCCAGGCGCCCTTGTGGACGAGCGTGCCCTCGATCGCGATCACCGCGACC